TCTGATATTGTTATGTGTTTATACACGTGTAGTCACCCACATGAAATTGAAGAATATATTAAATTATTTAAAGAGAATAATATCAACTTCAAATATATAAATGAAAATCCAGAAGTTAAAACACAAATGGATGGATATGGGTGTTATGATAAAAAACCATATATGAATGTCTTATTTGAAGATAAAGCCTCATTTAACCCAGAAGTTGAGTGGAAAGAAGTACTAAACTATATGAAAGAAAAATATGGCAAATATACGTAATATAAGTGCGTTTAATGATAATAGGCGTGATATAAATAAAATTAAAACGTTAAATGATGAAATTGTTTTATTTACTAAAGATGAGGCTAGAGATACATTAACTAAATATATCGTTGAAGAATTAGATTTATTTTCTGCTCAGTTATCAAAGGAATATAAAGATAATATCGAAAAAAGAATTAGTTATACTATCACTCAAGTTGAAGAGGAAATCATGGTTTTCTTAAATAATAAGATAGATAAAATAACTGAAAAAATTGTTGAAGCATCTATTAATAGAATTGTTGAAGCTGAAGTAAATAAAAGGGTAGAAATAAAATTAAAACAAATAAAGATAAAACATGAAAATAGAAAAAAAATTTAAAATCTTATCAATATTAATGTTAATATTAATGGCTATATTAGCTTTAACAGGTTGTGCTGATTCGGTAAATGTATCACCATGTTTAAATAATGTTGAATTAGTGGGGTTTTGGCACGGAGTCTGGCACGGTATTATATTACAATTTTCTTTTGTTGGTAGTTTATTCAGTGATGATATTGCTGTTTACGCTGTAAATAACAATGGTGGGTGGTATAATTTTGGTTTTGTTGGTGGTTTTGGTATTATGTTAAGAATAATTGGATTAATAATAAAAGGTAATAAATAAAATGAAAAAGAAAATTGTAATTTTTAGTGGTGCTGGTATTTCAAAAGAATCTGGAATTGAAACTTTTAGAGATGTAAAAAGCGGCCTCTGGAATAACTATAGAATTGAAGATGTGGCAACACCAGAAGGGTGGTCTAAAAATAGGGAAGCTGTTCTTAATTTCTATAATGAAAGAAGAAGACAATTACCAACTGTATTTCCAAATATAGCTCATAAAGCATTAGTTGATTTAGAACAAAAATATGATGTGAATATTATAACACAAAATGTTGATAACTTACATGAAGTAGCTGGTTCTACCAATATAATTCATTTACATGGTGAATTAACAAAAGCTAGAGGTTGTTTATATAATAGTCAAAAAATACCAGTTGAAAGCATTATTGATATTGGTTATAATGATATAAATATTGGTGATAAATGTAAGATATCTGATTCACAATTAAGACCACATATTGTTTGGTTTAATGAATATCCATTTGGTGTTATTGAAGCTTATAGAGCAGTTGAAAAAGCTGATATATTATTAATAATTGGTACCAGTTTACAAATAGGTTATACATTGGATATGTTAAATAATGTTAGACATATTGGTGATGATGCTCATGGTGGAGGTTTACCATGTAGAGTTATTTATATTGACCCAAACCCTAGTCGCTATTTAGATAATTATGGTATTGAAGTAGAGTATATAACTAAACCTGCAACTGAAGGTGTTGTTGAGGTTGTTAATGAATTAATATCTAATATAAATGGATAAGAAGGTGATTAAAGATAGGTTGAGAGAAGCTATTATATCTAAATTAGATGAATTTGAAAATAATATTAGAAATTATAATGGTATTTTAGGTACATTAATATGGGTTGATGACGAAAGTGGTGATAGGTTTTATCTTTTTGTTGGTTTTAGATAAAATCGGTAAGGCAAAATGAATGAAACTTACGAGATAGGTGGGTTACCATCTTTTTATGATAACCTTAAACAAACCTTTGACCCAATATTACCATTAGTTGCTGCTGATATTAAAAAAAATGAATAACTAAAATAAATTTGTTTTTTCTTAAAATAGTTAGTACCTTTGTAAGTATGATAGATTATATATATTTAATTAAATTTATTGGGGTGGCAATATCAGTTGCTTTAGCTGATGTTTGTTGGGTAAAGTATTTCCATGGTGTTGAGGATGGTAATCCTTTAAAGGCTGGATTATGGGCTGTTGGTTTAATAGTACTTGGTGCATTATCCATTGAAGGATATGTAAGCGATTCATCACTTATAATAGCAGCTGGGATTGGTGCTTTTATTGGTACCTATATTACAGTTGCACATAAAAATCACGTAAAAAATAAAAAAGGAAAAAAAATAAAAAATGAGTATACTAAAAATTGAAATAACAGAAAATCATTTAAAATTACTTAAACATTTAAAATGGAGTTTAAATGATAAAAAATTAATTGTTAATGTTTCTGATGAAGAAGACTCAACAATTTTTAATGAAAATAATTTATATGATGCCTGTGATATTATTCTTAATGGTGTTCCAATAGATTTTGACCCATTTAATACATCAGAAATAAAACAATATTCAACTGAAGAAAAAGCTGAATGGGATAAATTATATAGTGAACTACCTTTAGTATTATCGGTAATTTTACAAACACAAAGCTTCGAAACTGGTGTCTTTAAGTGTAAATATCATGACCAAGTTTGGAAAAAAATAAAATAACTTACTACTTATGACACCCGAATTCGTTCCATACGAACAAGCATTAGCTTTAAAGGAATTGGGTTTTAATGAAGGCTGTGCTGCTTATTACCAAGATAATCCTCATCATTCACTATATGGTGTTAATTTAAGTAATGAAACATATATTAGAGCAATTGAGGGGTGTGATATGAATACTTATGGTGCTGGTCAAATTTCGGCTCCATTATATCAACAAGCATTTAGATTTTTTAGAGAAAAACATAATTTAAAAGCTTGGGTTCAAGAACATACTAAAGGAAAATTCATTTATGAAATTAGACCACACGTATTATCAGATTACAGAAAAGGTGAAATTTATGTTTTTAAAAGTTATGAAAAAACAGAGCTTGCTTGTTTAAATAAATTAATCGAAATAACTAAAAATAAGTAATAAAAATAAATTATGGAATCAATATTATTTTCTATTTGTGGGAGACAAGAATTTGCGAATTCAATAATAAATGAAGCTAACTCTATTATAGCTAATACTAAGTTAACTATAGGGTCATGTAATACACAAAAATTCTCAGACGGTGAGTTATGTGTAGACTATAACGATTCGGTTAGGGGTAAGAGAGTTTATATATTATCAACACTTACAACTTCAGATGATATAATGAAACTTAATCTAGCAATAGATGCAGCTAAGAGAGCAGCAGCAAAAGAGATTATACCAATTCTTCCTTACTTTATGTATGCTAGAAGTGATAAAAAGGACCAAAGTCGTGGTCCTATTGGTGCCAAGATTATTGCTGAAATGATTGAAGAACGTGGGGCAACATCTTTAATTACTTATGATTTACATGCTGACCAAATACAAGGGTTTTTTAATATTCCAATTACACATATCGAAGGTAAAAATGTATTTGATGACTACATCAATTTTATTTGTTATGGTTCAGATAAACATAATGATAGCAATAATAGTAATGTTATTTTATGTGGACCAGATGCTGGTAGTGGTAAACGTGTTAAAAGAATGAAAGACCAATTACAAAAAAGATATGGTTTAAGTATCAATTATGTGATGTTGGATAAAACTAGAAAAGAAGCTAATGTTATTGATGATATGATTATAATTGGTGATGTTTCTGGTAAAGATGTTATTATATTAGATGATATGGTAGATACAGCTGGTACTTTATGTAAGGCAGCTGAAGTTATTATGTCTGCTGGTGCTAAATCAGTTCGTGCAGTGATTAGTCACGGTGTATTATCTGGACCAGCTATAGATAGAATCGATAAGTGTGTTTTAACTGAACTTGTTATTAGTGATTCATTACCATCTGTTAATAATGATAAAATTCATGTGATTAGTGTTGCTGAACAGATAGGTATGGCCATAGCTTCAATAAATAACGAATTAAGTTATGAAGTGTTAAAAAGCGGTAAAAATGAAAAGTAAAATTTTACTTATACATATTATCTTAAGTGTTATATTATTTAGTTGTAGAACTGAAAAACCAGCTTCTACTTATTGGAAAATGAAAAAAAGAACAAAAGCAGATTATCCTTTTAATTAAAAAAATATGGAGTTTAAATTAGATGAAAGCCAAGTAGAAAGATATGAAGCTTGGAGAAAAAAGATAGAAAAAAAGAATCCAATGTATTTTGGTGCTGCTGGTGGTGGATATTCGTTTATTTTCATACCAACAGGGTTAGGCGATATTGTGAAAGTAAGAAGAGATGATGGAGAAGAATTAGATTTAAGTGATATAGATAAATGGTAAAAAATAAATAATAAAAAAATGGAACTAAATAATGAAAACTGGGGTAGACTACTACAAATAGCTTTAATTCTTGGAATTGTCATTTTATCATATAATGATAAAGAAGGTTGGGGATGGCTTGTATTTTCTTTACTTATCACATTATAAATTTATTAAAAATATGGGACTAGCAACACGGATTAAAGAGTTTTATGAAGATAGAACTAAAGTTTTCCTAAATAGGAGAACAATAACAATAATTAGATTGGATGGTAAATCTTTCAGTAAGTTAACTAAACCATTGAATAAACCATTTGATGATGGGTTTAGTGATGATATGGACGCAACTGCTGTATATCTATGTGAAAACATACAAGGTGCAAAATTTGCTTATACTCAATCAGATGAGATATCTGTAGTATTAACCGATTTTGATACATTAGAATCAGATGCTTGGTTTGATTATAATGTACAAAAAATGGTAAGTGTTTCAGCTAGTCTTGCTACAGCTAAATTTAATCAATTAAGGATGTTTCGTGAACAAGGTAATCCAAATTACAAACTAGCTTGTTTTGATGCTAGAGTATTTCAGGTGCCTAACATTGATGAAATGTTTAATGCTATATTACAAAGACAACAAGATTGTACTCGTAATAGTATTAGTATGGCTGCAAGTGCACTATATTCTCACAAAGAATTAAATGGTAAAACTGGTAATGAAAAACAAGAATTGATATTTCAAAAGGGTATAAATTGGAATGATTATAAAACCAAATATAAACGTGGGAGTATCATTAAGAAACATTCATTTGAGGTAGATGGACCAAATGGTGAAACTGCTATAAGGAGTAAATGGATTCCCGTAGAAACACCTATTTTTACTGAAGATAAAGATTTTCTTTATAATTTAATACCGAAACCTTAAAATAAATTTGTTTGGTATTAAATTAAATAGTATATTTGCAAAAATAACGGTAGTGATAAAATAAATTAAAAAATGGTTTTTAAATATTTAAGTGAAAAGGATAAAAAATACATTAAAAAAGTTTACAAAGATAATACAATAAGTTGGGATGAGCGAATGGATTTATTAAAAGATAAGTATGGTGTTGCTGAAAGAACCATGAGAAGATGGTGTTCAGAAAGATTAGATTTATCAGAAAAAGAACCTATAGAATCAGAACAATATGAATTAGCTAAAGAAAGAGAATTTGATAAAACTAAAAAACGTTTTATCATTACTTGGGGTCAGAATAATACACCAGTACATAAAGGGTTTTATAATAATATAGAAGCTTATGCTAAACATATCAAAGCTAGTGTTCATATAATACTAGGAAGATATAAAAACCCTACATCTGTATTTGACGATGCTGAAGAGGAAATTTGGGTTCCAGAAGTTGAAAAATATATGGATGCTAATAGACATAACATCCATAAATACCTTTCAATATTAGGGGATGTTAAGATTCAACCCACAGCCATCAATCCAATGAGTGGTATGCAAGGTTTAACTGGTAATAACTCATGTATATTTGGAGCACCAAAAGTTCAAATGGAAACAATACCAGTGTTAGAAGGTAATATACCTAAGATGATGTTAACAACTGGTGCCGTTACTCAAAATAATTATACTGATTCTAAATCTGGTAAGTTGGGTGAATTTCACCATGTGCTTGGGTTTTGTATTGTTGAAATTAAAGACGATGAAACATTTTTCGTTAGACAAGTAACTGCTGATGATAAAACTGGTTCTTTCTCAGATTTGTATTATAGAGTTGAAAAAGGTAATGTATCTAGGATAGAAACTGTAGCTGCAACAATTCTTGGTGACCTTCATTTAGGACACCATGATGATAAAGTTTTAGATAATACTTTAAATATATTGTTAAAAAAATTAAAACCAGCGAATTTAGTTTTACATGATGTTTTTGATGGTCATTCAATAAGCCATCACGAAGCTAAAGATGTTTTTAAACTATATAAACGTGAAATGGATGGTACAAATTCAGTTAAACGTGAAGTTGACCAAATGTTAGCATGGTTAGAAAAAGTTAAAAACTATAATGTTACCGTGATTAGAAGTAATCATGATGATTTTATCGATAGATGGTTAATAAATACTGATTGGAAAAAGAATATAAAGAATGCTCTTGAATATATTGAGTTTTCACATGCTATTCTTAAGGGTAAAGCACCTAAAGGTATTATACCTTATATAATAGAACAACATTATCCTAAGATGAAAACATTAGATAGAACAACATCTTTTAATGTTAAAGGTTGGGAATTAGGACAACATGGTGATGTAGGTTCAAACGGAAGTCGTGGTTCATTACAACAATTCAGAAGATTAAATACTAAATGTGTTGTAGGCCATTATCATAGCCCAGGTAGAAAAGATGGAGCATTAGCTGTTGGTACATCAACTAAATTAAGGGTAGGTTATAATCTAGGCCCAAGTTCTTGGTTACAATCACATGTATTAATCCATAATGATGGAAAAGCGCAGCATATCAATTTCATCAACGGAGAATTCACTACATTTAAATAAAAATTTGTTTTAATAGAATTAAATTAGTACCTTTGTATTATGGCAAAAGAAATAGAACGTAAATTTTTACTGACAAATGATTTTTCATTCCCATTTGTTGGCTCCTCACTTATAAAGCAAGGATATATTTTCAGTGAAAAAGGTAAACAAATCAGAATAAGACTTTATAAAGATAAAGCTATTCTATGTTTAAAATATGGTTCTGGATTGGTCCGTGATGAATATGAGTATGAGGTACCATTTAAAGACGGTATTGAAATTTATAAAAAATGTACCACTACCTTAGAAAAATTCAGAAATACAAAAGTTATAGGTAAAGAACATTATGATTTTGATACTTACCCTAATGGTATTGAGATAGTTGAAGTTGAATTCAAAAGTGAGAACGATATGAATAAATGGGTAAAACCAAAATTTATTGGAAGGGAAATAACTGGTATGAAAAAATATTCTAATATTATTTTAGCAAAAGAAAACTTAAAATTTTAAAATATGTACAAAGTATGGATTACAGAGCTAGAGGCTCTTAAGAAACAATTAATAGCTAATAATAAACTTATTAGTGAGTTACCTAAAACAGCTAAAACTAGTAAGGTAATTAGAGCTAATAATAAACAAATAAAACTTTTAACTGAAGAATATTATATAAACTAATGGGTAAACAAGAATTATCATTCGAGGAGTTCATGGATATAGAATCCAAACTAGAGATTAGAATTGGAAAAATAGAAAATGCTGAACGTATACCAAAAAGTAATGGTCTTAAATTAACTGTTTCTTTTGGTAATGGTGAAATTAAAACATCATTTACTAATTTAGGTAAAACATTAGAACCTGAAGCTTTAATTGGTAAAATATGTCCTTTCATTATAAATCTTACACCTAGTGTTATTAAAGGTATTACCAGTGAAGTTATGATTATGGTTGCTACAGATAAAGAAGGTAATAATGAATTAGAAAATTATTCTATTGGTTCAAAATTATTTTAATATGATTGTAGAAAATGGTTTAGTTTTATATAGGAATGATTTGAATCTATGTAGAAGAAAATACGAAATAGAAGATATTACATTTTTGGATTTTAACATCCCAAGATACAAAATTAATATGGCACCAATAATTATTTTTATTGATGCTGATAAAAGAATAAAGTTTTTAAAAAATAGATATTAAAATGAGTAAAACAATTGCTTCTGGGATTTTTATCGTTAGAAAAGATAAAAAAATACTTATATGTCATCCAACTAACCATAAAAAGGACTTTTGGAGTATTCCAAAAGGGAAGGTCGATAAAGGGGAAACATTGCTTGATGCTGCTTTACGTGAAACATATGAAGAAACTAATATTAATTTGAAAAATAATTATAATTTTGCCATACATGTTTTACCATCGGTTAATTATAGTCATAACAAAAAAGTTATAAATTCATTTGTTTATCTTGAAAGTCAAGAATCAACAATGGATTGGTCTACAATAGAAATAAAATGTAATTCAAATGTTCCACTTGATAGAGGTGGTTTTCCTGAAATGGATGAATATCAATGGATTAACATAGAAGATGCTAAACCATTATTACATGAAACTCAAGCAGCTTCTATAGATAAAGTTTTAGAAATAAGTAAAGAATTAAGTTTATCATAGAATGACACTAGATTTACACGGCACTAAGCATGAAGATGTTCAAAAACTGTTAGATGATTTCATATATAAAAATATGAAACGTAATACTTCTAGAGTTTATGTTATCACTGGTAATTCACCTGAAATGAAATCAATAGTTACTAGGATAGGTAATGAACATGGATTAACAGCTGTTGAAAATATGTTCAATTCAGCTGAAGTTATAATTGACTTTGTTTAATCTTATTTATTTCAGTTTCAATATCTACATTATATGGTATTATAACCAAAAAGATATTTTTTTTAAGACAATAAGTAGCCTTTATTCTATCTCTTTCTTTTTGCCTCTCTAATGATTTTTCACCACCAAAAAAATCTATTTGAATATAATGTTGTCTCCCATGATACTCAATACAAATATCGTGGTCTGGCAAATAAAAATCAAATGGTAATGGCTTTATACTTCTACAATCCGCAAATCTTTTTTGTGGAATATACAATATATTATTTTCATTTAATAACGACCTAATTATTTTTTCACCTCTTGATTCAGAACATATAGGACAGCCTCTACCCTTTAAATGATTAGCTGGTGTTTGACAAAAAGTTCCATGTTCTTTTTTGGGGCATATAATTTCAATTTTAGTATGATTATTTATATATTTAACCATATCATAATTATAAATATTTTTGTGAATGATATTTGCTTTATTGATAAAAGTTTCTATTGTATCTTTTAAACGATTGGTTCTAACGGAAATACAACATTTTGGACACCCATCACCTCGTAAATGATTCCTAATCATTTGTTTAAATATACCATGTTCACCAATAGGGCACATAATTTCAATTTTATTGGTATTGTTAGTATAATCAAATGATGGATAGGTGTATTTATAATCATGCACTAAATTAGATTTTATAATTACATCTTCTGATGATGGTATATTATGACCACATTTTTTGCACCCACCACCACGCAAATGGTCTACTGGGGCTTGTTCAAATTCACCATGACCATTTATTGGGCATATAATTGTTGTTTTGATTAAAGAATGGGTGTAATCAAATTTAGAATAATCATATTTATTATTATGTACTAAATTAGCTTTAATTATGGCTTCTTTTTTTGTTAGTTTTCTAGGCATTTATTAGTTAATTTTTATTATATTTCTTGTTTTTCCTATAAATATATAATATTATAAAATTAAACTTGATTATGAAATAAATAATTAGTACCTTTGTAAAATATATTAAACAATTAACTATAGAATTAAAGTTATGATAATTAATAGAAAATTAAGAAGAGACGTTTTAATACTTGAAGGTGTTGAAAAAGTTAGATGGTTCGAAACCATACAAAGTGGACATATATTATGTGATATACCAACTTATATAGAGACGGAAATAACTAACCAAGAAGATTTAGATAATATAGAATCGGAATATGAGTATTCTTTAGTTAAAACTATGTTACCTCAAAAACCAGTGTTATGAAAAAAACACAAAGAATAGATTTGGGTGAGTATATTATCCTTATTGAATATGATAAAAGTAATGGTTCATTAGATGTAACAGTATTAGATGAATTAGAAGATATTATTGATATTGTAAGTATAAACAATGATGATAATGATAAAATAGATTTAAATTTAAATTGATGGGTATAGAAATACAACCTCCTAATAGTTTAGCCTTATTACCAAATCAGAAAACAATATTCCTTGGCGGCTCAATTGGGGTCGAAAAACCAGCTGAAGAATGGCAGAGAAGACTTATAAATGAATTAAAGGATATGCCATATACCTTTTTAAACCCACGTAGATATGATTGGGATTCCAGTTGGAGACAATCAATAAATGATGAAAATTTTTTCACACAAGTATCTTGGGAGTTAGAAGGATTAGAAATAGCTGATATTATAGTTATGTATTTTGACCCAAACACTACATCACCAATATCTTTATTAGAACTTGGATTACACGCTAAAAGTAAAAAAATGATTGTATGTTGTCCAGAAGGTTTTTGGAGAAAAGGTAATGTTGATATTGTTTGTAAAACTTATAAAGTTCACCAAGTAGATACATTAGATGATATAATAAACTATTTGAAAAGATAATAATATTTATAATTGATGAAGAAAACCAAAAAACAACACTTAATTAACCAAGAAATCAGAGCAACAGAAGTTAGAGTAACTGATGAAGGTATAATGCAATTACAAGATGCTCTAAGACTAGCTGAATCAAAATTTATGGATTTAGTTATGATGAATGATAAATCTTTACCCCCAGTAGTTAAGATAATGAACTACGAGAAATTTTTATATGAGTTAGGTAAAAAAGCTAAAAACAAATCTCCTGAAGTAAAAGAAATAAAAATAGGGCCAAATACATCTGAAAATGATTTGGATTATCGTTCTAAACATATGATAGAATTCCTACAGAAGGGTCACAAAGTTAAAATTTCTCTTCAATTTAAAGGACGTGAAATGACCCATATTGATAAAGGTAAAGCGTTGATGCTTAAACTAATTGTATCTGTTGAAGAATATGGAATTGCTGAATCATTACCAACCATGGAGGGGAAAAAAATGTTCTGCTTGTTGAAGCCAAAACCAAAAAAATAATTAATTGGAAACATTAGTTATAGATTATCTAAAAAGACATTATACCATATCATTACATCCAGAAAAAAATTATGATGTTTTTTCTTCTGAAATAAAAAATTATTTTTATGTAGTTAAATCACATGATAATATTATTTATTGGAATGATTTATCAAAAGAATTAGTAACTATTTTTGGTATTAATGAAGAATTAGCAAAATTTTGTGTTGGTAAATGGGCTTACGAAAATAAATGTGATTTATTAGTATATTTTAATTGTAGTCCATTATTTCCTTCATTTGATACCGCTTTTGCAAGAACAATAGCATTTGATTTAGTACCAGTACAACCATTATCTGAACCAAACCTATCACTCCATTATTTAGATTTTAAGTATGAAGAAGTATGGTACCTTAAACTAAAAAATAAATTTATAAAGTTTTATTTTGAAATTAAAGAAAAAATTAGTACCTTTGTAAAAAAGTTATATGATGAAAGAAATAATTAAAGAGGGTTTGGATAAACTAAAGATAAATAAATTGGCCGTTTGGGATTTCGATGGGACATTGATTAATACTGAATTACCAGAAGATGGTAAACGAATTTACAAAGAAAAAACTGGGAAAGATTGGCAATATATTGGCTGGTGGTCAAAAAAAGAAAGTTTAGATATGACAATCTTTGACATGCCAGTTATTAAACAAACAATAGATTCATATAAAATAGAAAAGGCTAACCCAAACACATTAAATGTAATGATGACTGGTCGAATGGTAAAGTTATCAAATGAAGTTGAAGCTATATTAAGTGCTAAAGGATTATCATTTGATAAATATATCTATAACATGGGTGGTAGTACACTAGACTCCAAAATTAATTCACTTGATAAACTATTATTAGAATACCCTAACGTCACAGATATATTAGTAACTGATGACCGTCAGGAGCATATACCAACATTCGAGGCTTGGTGTAAACAAAAACTTGAAGAAGGTAGGATATCTACCTATAAAATAGATGTAATACCATCTGGACATCACTAATTATAGTTTTATGAATCATAATGAAAGGTTAACAGATATAATTAAAAAGAAAGAATTCAAATGTTTTTGGGTTTGTTATCATTATCTTATAGATGCTGGGTATGAATCAATGGATGCATTTGGTTATTCTTTAAAAGAATTTGGTGAGGATAAAATTTTTACTAATGTAGCGTTTATTAGAATTGATATAGGTGATATATATAGAACTTTAACATATGGTGAAAAAGTTGAACCTTTATTAATAATAGGATTAATTAATGAAACTAATTCTCATTTAAGTGGACTATATAAGATATATTTAAAAAAGTTATCTGAAAATA